AATATAAACAATTCTATATCACTATACAATGTTCTATCTACCATATCTACAACTGACCCAGGCGTACTTCTATCTATAATTTGCTGTGAAGCTCTTGTTGTTCCATCAGGACGAGGCTGTGCTTTAAACTGACCTGCTCCTGCAGGAAAACCAATATTCACTAACCAGTTATGCATCTCTTGATAATTTTTTAATTGTTCATCTACTATGAAAGTAAAATAAAAATCATCATAGGTTAACTTATCTCCTACTATTGGCATATCAGTAAATGGAGTTGCCTGCACGGCTTGACCCAAGGTTACTCCTGGTATATTAGCTCTAGTAATAAACCATTCAGTAGTAGGAAATAAAGGTAAGTATACCTTAAATTGATTAATCTGTGAATAATTAAATACATCAGGCTGCCGAGAGAGTGCTCCCTCGGTGCCTGTTGTTGTATTACTTGTTGTTCCGCCTAGATCAGCCATCTTTTAACCTGTTGCAGTCCAACCTCTACCACCAGCATCTTGTACTTTATGATATTCTATTGATAGAGTAAAATTAGCTGAAGCATTTGTTATTAAAACATCTCCTGATGTCACAGCCGTATTGACACCATTATTATTAATAGCAGGTTGCCCTGGCATAAAACCATATGTCCCCGAACCTGCAGCACATAGAAATGCAACTACGTCTTGCCCTGCGGCTGTTCCATTCCAGATAATCTGTAGCAGAACATCAGTTGTCCAACTAATTTTTGCAATGTTTACCTGTCCTCCAATATTTCCAGAAACTACTTCATGTCCTACTAAAGTAGTTACATCTAAAAGGTTCACTCTAGCGTTCGTTGAAGCGATACCTATATATTTGTCATTTACTCTATAACGAGTATCGTATAGTTGGCGGTTTGTTAAAGCCATAATTCTTTCTCCTTGTTGTGGGGCTGGAGTCTACTCTCCCCCTTTTACAAAGACTCCTCTTCATTACTATTTATAATTACCATGGACGCTTAAATTGTATTCGCGCCCATCCTCTTTCATGGACATAATAAAGACCCATCTTAGTAAATACTTCTATTGAAGCAATTATTGTAGCCCATGTAAAAAAGCCAGTAACAAAATAAGAAATAATAAACGTATCAGTTGTAGCTATAACTCTCCATGATATGGTTTTATAGATAGACCGAATAGGAGATATTATTATTTTTTTCTTTTCTATATAACTACTAGATTCCCAATAGCCGTGATCTTTTATTTCCTCTAAAGGTGTTTTATCTTTCATGTGATCACCTCCTTAAAAGTAAATAACACATGATAATACTCGATTGTTAAATAACCGACTAAAGTTGTAAGTAATAGTATAAGAAGTGCGATAATAATATCCTTCATAAGGATGCTATTATCATTGTGATAAATCCCAAAAGTAACAAGGCCATAAAGGCGTATTTAATACCTTTGAGTATTTTAAAAAAGTCCATAATGAACCCTCCGTTAGTTGTAAATTAGGGGAGTATTATGTAAGTAGGGTTAAATGTAAAAAGACCCCGACTGCGGTGGTAGTCGGGGCCCCAAAGTTGTATCCTTTATAATTATATTATGGCGGATACTTTTTGAATATTTTACATCAAGTTTTGAACTTCAACTCGACGGTAGTAGACGTTGGCATTTTTAGTACCAGATCCGGCTACTGGGTTCCCGTCAGAATATGCTTCTGCAAAAGGATTAACCTGTAAGCCATACCGTGTTTTGAAGCCAATCTTCGGCTGGAAGCTATTCTCACCAACAGCACGGACCATCTGCAATGGAACGTACGGGCAATAGAACAAGCCAGCGTCGTAAGGTGATGTGCCTTTGTAACCAACAACATAGTACTGAGATGCTGTGGCGCCAGAAGCAGCTGTAGTAGCAACATACGGAACAACCATATTCATATACGGATCAACGTATACTTTAAGACGGCCATTAAGTACGCCGGCGAATGTATTACCTGTCGAATCTACATTCAGGTTATCCTGAAGGGCAGATTGATAGTCAAGTAACCCAGCCATCGTCATAGCAGAAGCAACATCTGCAGAACAAATCAGAATGTTACCTTTACCACGGCGTGTATCACGAGCGATTGCATTTGCATCTCTCTCCATTGAGAACATTAAGCCCTTAAATTTTTCAACCGACCAACGACCATTGGAGTCTGTATCTAAATTAAAGATACCCCGACTATTAGTATTGGTTTGGGCTCCCTGTCTGGAGTTAATGTAAATCGTACGGACTACTTCACGATTGATCTCAGCTAGGATTTCAGCAGACAGAATATTAGCTAGTTCTGTCTCGGCATCCAAACCGTGAATCGCTTTCAAGTCTTGTGCGAGTTCCATTGTGTATTCAGCTTTGAGGGCTCTTGACCGAGCGGTCACAGTCGCCTTCTCAATACTGAATGTCATCTGTGCAAAAGCATTACCCGATGCATCACCAAGAGCTTCAGCCTGGGCTGTTGTCATACCAGTTCCACGTGTCATGTTACCGGATGCAGCACTCATGGCTTTCAACACTTGTGTACCCGACTGGACAGTTGTAGCCGCTGCGTTAGACGAACTAAAGAATGTATTAGCTTCGTTAAACAGAGCTTCTGCTCCAGATGTCTGGCATTGATACCGAGCCTTCATCGCAAAGATAAGACCTGTAGGACCAGTCATTGGCTGGACGCCACAGATATCATAAGCAATAAGGGAAGGCATCGCACGACGGACGAGGCTAATCAGGATAGGATCCCAATTTGCAACTCCCGCTGTCGAAGTTGTAGGAGCAGCTTCTGTGAGGAAACCTCTATCCTCAGCCATAGCTTTTTCCTGGTTTTCTAAAATTACAGTTGTAACAGCACGCTTGTACGGATCCTTAATCTCGGGCAGATCAGGATGTTCGAGGACTGGCTGCCACTTTTCCTGTAGGTGTTCAGTTTGAAACATTTTGTTTTTCTCCCTTTTTATATATTTATAAAAAAACTTAGTTCTGCGACCCTATGGCTCGAGCTTCGCCCTTACCAATCGCAGTCATATAAGCAGCCATTGTGTCAGTTACATCTTCATCGTATGCATCCTCGGTTGGTGCTGCCTGCCCATCTTCAGTAATTTGAACCTTCGGGAAATATGAATCTTTGATAGTTTCCAACTTCGTTCGATAGTCGTCACTATTCTCGTATTCAACATTCTCAGCTAGTTCTGCAAACTTCTCTACTTCTGTATCAGCGAGATCAGAAGCTACATCTAAAAGAATCTCATGCTGCTCAAGCTCATTAATTCTCTTGGTCATCTCAACATTCTTTTGCATCTCCTCATTCAATTTCTCTTCCATATCATCTGCCTTAGAAGCAGCTGCATCAAGAAGATCAAATTGATCATCAGGAATTGTAATGTCATGTTTCTCAAAAAGACCACGTAGATCAGCAATAAAACTCTCAGCTATTTCTGCTTTAAGTTTATGCTCAAGAGCCATTTCATTCTTTTTAATCCATTCCTCAACAACATAATTGAGGTAATTATCAACCTTTTCAGTTAATTCATCTTTAGCTTCTGACATAGATTGCTCAAAAGCTTCAGCATATTCTTCCTCAAGGCGTTCTAGTTCTGCTCGAATCTTCGCTTTTACAGCCGCTTCAAAAATTGTAGCTGCCTTCTGTTTAAATTCTTCAGAAAGACCTTCGCCTCCAGTTAGAGCTTGTACATCGTCAGAAAGATCCATGGCAGCAACTCTCTCGTCTACCGTGATTTCTTCAGCAGTAGGCTTCTTCTTACTACGAGTAGCTTCCTCTTCATCGTCCTTGTCTAGATCAGTCTGTTTCTTCTCGTCATCTTCTTCATCTTCATCAGGCTCTATCTGTGGACGTCCTGCAGTTCCACCACCCCTACCAGCTTTCTTCTTTTCAGCGGCACGAGCAGCTTTCAATTTTGTCTCTTCCGGATCTACACCTTCACCTCTTAGCTTGTCGCCAACTTCACCATCCATTGAGGTGGGTGCTACTGTCTTAGGATTAGCTTCAGAAGGTAAACCCTTACCACCAGCTCGACCAGGCGGTGTAGCCTTTTTAGCTTTCTTTTCGGCGGCAACGCCAGGATCAGAAGGAGCATCAGGAGAAACGACAGCAGGTCCCATATCTACAGTTTCACCACCCGGCGTACCAGAAGCAATCTTATCTTCTTTCTGCGCGGGGGCTGCACCGACTGTGGGCTGCCGGGGATTTCCTTTTGTATCTAAGGATCCCGTTGCTTCATCTAGAGTGTCATCATCATAGAATGATTCTGTAGCGATTCGCTCTAGTTCTTGGTTTATATCAGTCATGTGGAGTACTCCCTGTTATTTTACTTATATAAGTTATTTATAATATTCAAAGTTTTGACAAGAAATTCTCAAAGATTTCAGCTTCTTTTTCTTCTCTAGCCTGTTTCTTTTTGTATTGTATGTCTAATTCTTTTTTGTATGCTGCGATATCTACTTCTCTTACCGCACCATTATCCCAAATCCATTCTTTACCTTCCATAATACCTTCTACGAAAGCACCTGGTGCTGACGGATCTGCTACAATATCAGCAGCCGTCGCTAAATAAAAATCATCTTTTACAACATGAGCTCCTCTAGGACCTGGAACTAATGAGCCCATACCTCTTGACGAAACTCCTAATTTAGCACCTTCGTTGATAAGATTCTTCACTATCTTACCGTACGGAGTATCCATAATCTTTGCTTCACCGATGAAATTCTTACCTTCGGGATACAATTTGGTAATCATGTGGGATACTCTTTCTAGATTTACTGTAGGACCATCTGGATGTCCTAGCTCTCCGAATGCTCGATTCTTTTTTACATAGTCTCTGTTATATCTAGCTACTTCTTTTTCCAAAATAGGCATAGGATATATTCTATTATTCCTATTCTTTAGTTCTGCTTGAAGAAATACACCACGGATTTTATAATTCTTTTTACCTTCCGCATCATTCTCCATAATATATTCAATATCTTCAATTGATTCAGAGATCAGTTTCATTGTTTTTATTCCTCTTCTACTTCTTCCGGTGATCCTGTAATGCCTGTATCCTGACCAGGATGTGGTTCCGGTGGTTGAAATGAATTTTGAGCAATCGTTGTTTTATAATTAGCAACTTCTGCTTCTCGCCTTGCCAAGATTGCAGCATCAAATGCATCTTGGGCACCAGTTAAATCTCCTTCACCAACTTTATCAACCATGTTTCTAATTTTGCGTATACCTGTAGTTGCCATAATATTATCTTCCTCTAATATTTATAAAATTTAGTAATCCGAACCACTATATTCTTGATCTTTTGACGAATCAAACTCTGTTCCGCCTGGTTTTGTTCCTGGCTGCAATGGACCATTACCACCCATAGGCTGCTGTAATGCTGCTAACCCACCACCAGGTGGTTCGCCAGGAGATGTTCCTGCATCTGCATCCATCACACCTTTCTTCTTTTCATCTTCAATCTGTTTATCTATTTCTTCAATCTCTGTGTCAGATTGGTGTAAGATATAACGACGGACATATTCAACAGAATAATATACTCCAACATATTCATTAACTGCTTGCAAACTTTCTAATCGTGAACCTAAGATTTCAAGTTCCTTTAAATCATGGAAATGATTGTCATCCTGAAAATCATAAACTATAAATTCTCTAATCTTATCCCAATCTTCATGTGTAATAATACCCTTTAGTACTAATTGAGTCCTAAGTAAATCTTGAAACAGCTCAGAAAACTTCTTACGAAGTCTTTGAATAAACTTAGTAAACTTAATCTCATCTCTGGTAATCTCTGTCGAACGACCTAGATTAAAACCACCTTCTGTTTCTAAACGTGAAACTGGAATGTTAAGTGATCTATATAACTTCTTTTGAAAATACTTTACATCTTCTAGTTCACCTAAGTTCTGTCCACCTCCCAGTGTTGTGATTTCAGTTCCTCTACCACCTTCTCTACGTGGCAACCAAAAATCTTCAAGCATTGACATCTGGTTTCTATCATCTTTAACTTCACCGGTGTTCGCATCATACACTAACTTGTTACGATAACGAGTCATTACATCTTTAAGGTAAGCTTCAGCCTTAGGCTTTGGTAGATTACCAACATCAATATAAAAGATTCGTCTTTCAGGAGCCCGTGAGATTCGATAGATGACTACAGAATCTTCAATCATTCTCAACTGGTTAGTCGGTTTGATTGCTTTCTGTAAGTGACCATAGACTTGATTCGTCGTAGGATTATAGATACCAGACGTTACATATACAATAGCATCTGGTGAAATTTTAATACCTTCTCCTCCACCACTCGGTGAAGAAGTACCGAAAACTGGATAGACACCCGCTTCGTTATATATATACCATTCCTTTACAGTCTTAACTAAAGACGGTGAATTAGGATTAGGCCTATCTTTTTCTACTTCACGAATCTTTTTAATAAACTTAGGATCAATGTAACGTACTTCTGTAATACCTTTCCTTTTAGTATTTTCGTCTATAAGTTTATGATAAAAAATTCTACCATCAACATACCATCGCCTAAAGATATCGTGTCCTTTCTTTTTCCATTGTAGGAGTGTAAGAACGTCATTGAATTCTTCCACCATCTTTCTGCGAATAGATGCTGAAACTGGAACCCAATCTAAATTTAATTTTACAGAAATTTCAAGTTCATCAGCCGTAATTGCTTCGTTGATGATATCTTCGATTGCTTGATCGCACTCAGGATTTTCTGCAGTGGTTCTATACTTGCGTATAAGGTCATACTCATTGCGAGCAGCCTTGTCATAGGAAAGATACTGACCAAAGAAACCGGCGCCGCCGGCTATGTCTAGTGTACCTTCCTCGTCGGAAGGAGCGACAAAGCTTTTAGCCTTGTCGCTTTCCTTCTTCTTTTTTACTTCCCAACCAAATAGTTCTGCCATAACACAACTATTTATACTACTTCAATCTT